CAGGTCAAGTTGCCCAAGCGACTTATATGATGTTGCCATTATTTATGCTCCCATGAGTAGAAAGTTAGTTTCGAAACCTACGCTTGCCCCGCCCGCAGCAACCCACGCGCTCCCAGTGTAATACTGAAGCGCATCCACATCTTTGAGGAAAACGTGCATACCCTCAGTTGGCGAAGTGATAGCTGCATCGCGTGCCGTACCATCAGCAAAAACCATAATTGACTGCTGCATCAAATATGTGTCAACTTCAACAGCGGTGAGAACATCACCTGCCTGAAAGTCTTTGAAGCCGGCACCTGCCATGTTGTTACTCCTTAGAAGGCCAAAGCGTTAGAACCCAGTTTACCGAACACTGTGTCGTCAAGTACCAGGAATGTAAAGTCAAGCGAGGCTACCCCAATAGTAACGTCGTGTCTATCCTCCCGCACCCCGTTATCAATTTTGATAATCTGACCGTACTGCACAATAGGCGTTCCGATGTTGTTCGGGGTGAACTTGATAAGGATAACGTCCCCAATTTCCATACCAAGAACCGTCGCCTTATTCGCGCCCCCTATGGTGTCGAGATTCATGGATATAGCTTCAAAACGATATTCCGGGTCTGCATATTTGCTCACAATAAAATCAGCCAGGTTATCAAGCTGCTCGGTACTGTTCACCAGTGTTGCAATACTTTCAGCGGTCACCCCGTAAGCGGTTCGACTGCGCGTGTTTTCTGCAACCCCCGTGCCGGCTGCTGACGTTACCGTGGTGCTGTTCACTAGCAACTCAGTACCGTAGTTGACCGCCACGCCGGTAAAAGGAATACCCGTACCGTCATCCGCAAACGTGACAACACTGCCGGTGGTAGGCGTAGCGTCAATCCTGCTGAGAAAAGTAAGAATGCCATCACGCGATATAAAGAGTTGCCCCTGCTCTGAAGCTTCAACCGTGTGCAAATAATCAAGCGCGTTACCCTCAATAGTGTCAGCGCCGAGGATAGATTCGCCCTCGCTTATGCTGCGCCGGTCAGCCGGCCAGTTCACCGAAGGCATATCCAAAACAGCCGTCACGCGCGCCCCGCTGTCCTGCACAGTTGCAACCTCGGTTCTAGTCTGTTGCCTAGCCAACAAAGTGAATTCATCGGTGGCCTGAATAACGGCGTTACTCTCGCCCGAGGGGTCGTAAAGAAAGTTCCAGTCATCAACAGTGCCCGTGAAAACTCGGACACCATCCGTGCTAACCCTCACCTCGCGGCGGGGTACAACAAGCCTGCCAAACTGAGCCGATGCGTATTGTGGGTCAAATGCTCGCGCTTCGTTATTCAAAACAACCGCACAAGTACCCGCATCAAATCTGTCCAGCTCACGGTTCTTACCACGCGCCACAGAAACGGTACGAACAAAAGCTGACACATCGGCAAACGTTACGCCGCCCAAAGTGTAAACCGTATTGTCAAGCACACCGGCTACGAGGTCGTCAAGGATAAAACCCTCAACATCGCTCACCTCAACAACGGTAGCCATTACGCCCTCGCAAAGACCGGCCCGGACAGCCGTTCGTATCGTCTTATCTCTTTCACAATCTGCTCCCCGATGCGTTGGCCGTCGGAACCCATACCTGCATTCACCGTGATGTTATATGTGCCCCCTAAGCCGCGTGCTTTGTTGAGCGGGATAATCGCTTCGGGGCCGGCCTCGCCAATCATCCCAAGCACAGGCCCAGTAACGATGCCACCTTTAGCGAACGCGGATACAGATGCGTTAGCACCCGGGAACATATCGATACCAAACTTGTCCCGCAGCGCCATCTTGGCGACAGTTTCTTGTAACACGCCAGGACTGAAGATGCTTTGCCCGCCACCCGTTTCGCGGTTGCCCCCACCGCCAGAATCAAGCGCACCCATCGAGTACCTGTCAAGTACGTCACGAACACCGGTAGTGTCCACATCACGGAATTTGCTCAAATTGATACCAGGCGGTTCCGGCATCTCAATCTCACCGAAAGTAACCTTACCTACCATGTCAAAATCGGTTCCGAGAAACTCGTTGCTAGCGGCTAAGGCCTTATTGATGTTCTCGACCCAACCGTTCGTCCAATCTTCAAGACCAGACAGCATCGTGTTCAAACTACCAATCAGCCACGTTGAAAACTCATACCAGCGTTGACGCCAGCTTGAGATAGTTTCAGAAGTTTCAGCAGCCCAGACAGCAAACACCCCAATCAGATACCCCAGCGCCGGCACGACGTTATTGTTGATGGTTTCGACAAGCCACTGCATCATCGGGATTACAACCGTTTCAAGGATGTAACCGATAAGCGGTAGCAGCTCCTCAATCAGCGGCATACCCGCCTCGATAAGGTCAACCACAAGCGGGGCAAGCGCTTCAAAAAGCTCGGCAAAGATAGGCATCATCTGTTCAATCAGCGGGGCCAGCTGTTCAATAATGTCTGTAAGCAATGGCGCAAACAGCGACATCACATCGCTCAGAAAATCTCCTACCAGTGGTATCAGGGTTTCAAAAATTGGCAACAAAGCGTCAATCAAATCTACGAACGGCGGCAGAAGTTGGCTAATCAAATCTAAAACGATACCAGCGATATCCCCGATGATAGGCAAAAAGGGTAACAGCGCCTCAACCAAATCAACAAAAACGAAAGCTAACTGCTCAAGTATTGGGGTCAAGTCCTCAAAGATTTGAGCAAAGATAGGCAATAGGCGGTCTATGGCCGGCTGCAAAGCGGTCATCAGCGTCAATAAAATAGGTATCAGTATCTTGCCAATTTCAAGACCCACATCTTCAAGCGCAGACTTCATCAGGGCAAACTGCCCGCTAATAGTTTCAAGCTGTTTGCCCGCAACTTCCTCGGTAGTACCCCCAGCTTTGCGCAGCTCTCCTTCGTATTCACGGATAGCATCACTCGTACCCAAAAGGGTCATCAATGAGCCCAGCGTTCTGTCGCTGAAACCCATCTGCAAGAGCGAAGCCTTTGCCGTTTCGTCAGACATACCGGCCAGGCCGGTTTCAAGGTCGCCGATGATGTCGGCCATGTTATTCATGTTGCCGTCAGCGTCAAACACCTCCAGGCCGAAAGCTTTGAATTCGCTTGCGTTTTTGATTGCCTTTGTTGAAAGGTCACGCATAACGATGGACAGCTGGTTACCAGCTAGCTCGCCCTTCACGCCCTGGTCGGCAAAAGCAGCCAGTACCGCCACACCTTCCTCAACGTCTTTGTTCACCATCTTGAGGGCCGCACCGGCTTTGTTCGTCAGTGAGCTGGAGAACTGTTCAACAGATGCGTTCGCCAAAGTGTTTGCTTTCACCAGCACATCAGAAACACGTGACATATTCGCCATGTTTTGTTCGGTGTCATCAACCGACAACCCGAGTGCGCTTTGCGCATCAGTAAGCAAGTCGGTAGCCAAAGCCATATCAAACATCCCGGCCTGAGCAAAGCTTGCAACCTTAGGCAAAGCCTTCAAAGATTGTTCGGCATCAAGCCCGGCGCTTGCCAGGAAGAAGAAAGACTCGGCAGCCTGGTCTGCGCTGAACGTTGTTGTCTTAGCAACCTCGCGCGCAGCATTCGCCATATCGTTACGCATAGCGTCAGACACGTTGCCCATAATTGCGACGGACTGCTGCATCTTCGCGTCAAAATCAGCAAACGACTGAACACCTTTGACGGCGATAGCGCCTATAGCGGCTGTGGCAACGGCGGCAATTTTGCCAACGTTTTTGCCAAACTTCGCCATACCAGATTCGGCCTTAGCGAAACCCTTTTTATCAAACTTTGACAGAATGTTTAGATAAATTGCCATGTCACATCGCTCTCAGTTTTTGGTTCGTTTTCGCTGCAAGCTTGTTCACAGCAACAATAGCTATAGCCGTCACGTAAGGCCTTGAATCAATAAAAGCGTCATACGCAAAATAACCGGCCCTGCCCTTGATGGGGTAATACTTTTCCAAACCGGCAATGAGGCCATCGCCCTGTCCGGCAACCCTGTGAGTACGAGCAACCTTATCGCCGGCACGCTGGTACTCCTTAGAGCGGGGCTTAGGGCTATTGCGGCGCAAACCCGCCAGCTCGGCATAATCAAAACCAAGCCCCCGGCTACCACCAGTCACACTAATGCTGACAAGCCGCTTGCCGCCTCGCTTAGACCTGCCGGGGGTGAAGTTTACGAGGGGTTTGTTTATGCCGCGCCAGCGTGTCTTACCCCTGTGGCGCATACCCCGCAGCTTTGTTTCACGTGAAACACTTGCAGCAATCTTTGCCGTGACAGGTTCAATGCTTTTTTTCAAACCGCTACGCAGTTCACGAACCAGCTTGTCGTCTGTTTCGCGTAAAACTTTTAGCGCTCGGTTGATACTAGCTTGGTCGAACGTAACTTTTGTAGCTAACACCGGCGGCTCCTAACCACCCTATTCTATCGCCGGCCCTGTTTCTGTTGACGGTTACGCCAGACCAGGTAGCGCTCAATAGTGAACAACATCCGCGGTTCAAGTGTCAGAAGCTCGTTCGGGCTTAGTCCCGACTCAACAGCAAGGCTAGCGATGTGCCAGTGCATTGACTCATCGCCGAGCCCTGCTATTTTTTTGGCTCGCCTGCCGTTACGCTGTCAACTGTTTCAAGCCACTTCTCGAAATCAAGCTTTGTGTCGCCCTTACGTTGCAGCACGTGCCACGCCAGGAAGAACAAGTGTGTTAGCCTCAACTCTTTTTCAAGCCGGGCCATACTCATGTCAAACTTTGTTTCAAAAGCAACAATGTCAGCGGCAATACCGATAACGTCAGCGCTTGTACCGTCGTTGAGTAATACGTGTAGGTTGAAATTCATAGTTCTATACTATGCGACAGCGCGGGTAACCGCACCAACGACAGGCCAGGTGACTGACATCGTGGCGAGGTCGCCGATTGAATTAGCTAGCGGTTGGGTTTGCGTAACTAAAGCGGTAAAGGAATATGAGGGGTTGTCGGCTCCAACCGATGCGCTAGTTGGAAGGCAAACGATAGTTACGTTTGTTCCGAGCGCAGCGAACAAAGTTTCGTCAACAGACCCGCTAGCAAAGTCCTGGTGAAAGTCCAGGCTTACAGAAGCATCCTTCAGTCCACCGATACGAGTACGGTACGCCGAACCGAATGCTGTCGTTTCCTGTTCTTCGCTTGTGATGTCAATAGTGACAGCGGCCAGGCTAGTGCTGAAATCCGTGCCATCAATAGTAATGCTGTAGTCCTGTGCAATAAGCTTGGCCACGTTTGCTCCTTATTCTGAGTACACCGTCACGATTACATCCATCGCAACGTATGTTACTTCACCAATAATAGCGGAACCGATGTTTGTCATTTCAGTTACCCGACAGTCAATCGCAGCGCCGCCTAGTGTTTTATCCGATTCTATCGCAGCCTTGACAGAGCTTGCGCCGGTGCTTATATAGTCGTTCAGTCGTTCCTGCGCACGGCGTTCGTCAACCCTAGCGACAATCACTGAAACGGCGAACTGTAAAGAGTTTAGGCCAGCCCCAAAAGCTGTGTCGTACTGTACGCTATTCAAACTCACGACAGCAATCGGGGGACTGATGTTGTCGGGTATCTCGGCGGCTGTACGAAGCCCGCTAATCGTGCCAACGTTTGCCGCTATACCGTCACGTATATCTGTGATGTTCACGCCATCAAGACCCTTCTGTAGGGC